CTAAAGAGCTTCTTCATATAGAGCTCATGCCTTGGCAGATGCATTACCTTGAGCGCGCACTGGGATTTACCCATGCTCCAGATGGACAGGATGATCTTGTGCACAGATCTTCTCTTTGTTCGGTCGCTCGACAAAATGGAAAGACAATCCTCATCCAGTGCTTGATTCTGTTTTGGTTAATTGAGATGCCAAAGATTCGAGGCACAAAACAAACTGTCTTATCTACAGCTCACACTTTGAGCCTTGCTTGTTTGCTCTTTGATGAGATCGCACCAATTCTTGAAGACCGTTACGGCGCCAAGATTATGAAGTCTTTTGGGCGTAACTCGGCAACGATGCCAGATGGATCGCGATGGTATGTGCGCGCGGCGAACCCTTCTATCGGTCACGGAATGAGCGTAGATCTAATTTGCGCGGATGAGATCTTTGATATTTCGGAAATCACAATGGCTGGCCTTATTCCAACCCAGCGCGTCCGCAGGTCTCCTCACTTGGCGCTCTTCAGCACAGCTGGCACCGAGAGCAGCGCATTATTTATAAGACATCGAGAGAACGCGCTCCGACTTATTGACACAAATAATCCTTCTAACTTTTACTTTGCGGAATGGTCGCCACCGCCGACAGTCGATCCAATGCAAGAGGCGTCTTGGTCGTGGGGAAACCCGGCACTCGGACACACTCTGACGATGGACACTTTGCGCGCCGAATCTAAAGATCCTGATCGCTCCAACTTTTTACGATCGTCTCTTAATATGTGGATTGCCAGCACCCAGTCATGGATCCAAACCCACTTATGGCCTGACCTAAAGTACGACGGCCCGATCCCTAGCGGCGGCGTTATCTCGGTAGAAGCTTCTATGGATGAATCGCGCTACTTTGCTACTCGATCAGTCGCGCTTGGTGACGGTCGTACTTGTGTCTCAGTCGCTTTCACTGCCGAGACTGCTAAGGAACTTTGGGCGCATGTCGCAGCTTTGGCGGCGGATCCTGCAATAAAGTTCATCTTCTCGCCGACTATTGACGCACATTGTCCGCCAGTTTTTGAGCGTAGGCGAGTTGTGATGGGCTACAAAGAGATTCTGCAATACACCCCCATAGTAAGAAACATGATTAGTGAAGGTCGGATAGTTCACACTGGCGAAGCGATGCTTGCCGAGCATGTCTGTCGAGCGGTCATGGTCAGGACTCAAGGCTCGATCGCTGTGTCGTCGCAAAAGTCGGCTGGCCCGATTGAGTTGTGTAGGACGATGATTTGGGGAGCGGCGGCAGCTGCAAGACCGGGCAACTCTCAAAAGCCTTCGATGATATTGATCGCCAACTAGCATCAAGTCGGCACTCGTCCGCTTGCTTGCCTGTCGTCGGGATACCGCAACTGACTGGGCGAGTGCCACCATGATCCGCTCCTTATGTGGCATTATGTGATATGGCTCTCTTTTCAAAATCCCGTGAACTTACTGCTACGACTGAACCTTCTGTCAAAGCGGCTGTCGGTGCATCGTCCTATTCGCCTTTGAACTCTTTTGTCTCTTGGACAAACGGAACTCGGCGCGCCCGTTCAATGACTTTGCCAGTGATCGCACGCGGTCGAGACTTGATCTGCAACACCATCGCAGGAATGAAGCTTGAGATGTATCGCGAAATGTGGAACGGCGAAGAGATGGAAGAAGTTCCACTTGCTCCTCGGTCGTGGCTTTCCAGAATTGACCAATCCGTTCCAAATCAATTCATCATCAGCTATACGGTCGATGATTTAATTTTTGAGGGTAGAGCTTTTTGGCTGGTGGAAAGTAGGACGGCTGACGCGTATCCAAGTTCTTTTACGCGTCTACCTGCTGCAATGGTGCAGACACTTGACCAACAAGGCGAGGTCTACTTCGGCCCGTCTAAGCAGCTTGTGTTTAACGGCGTCCAACTTGATCCCCGAGATGTCATCCAATTCATCTCACCAATGCAATCATTGAACTCGACTGGGGCGCGCGCTGTAGAGATTGCACTCCGCGTAGAAGAGTCACGGCTTCGAGCGTCCCAGTCGGTACTGCCTAGCGGATACTTAAAACAAACTGGAGGGGAACCCCTTTCGGCGCAAGAGCTCTCGGACTTAGCAGCGCAATTCAACTTGGCTCGCACCAGTGGCAATAACACTGCCGCGCTTAATGAGTTCCTTGAGTATGTACCTACGACCGCTACGCCTGACAAGATGCTAATGATTGAGTCCGCAGATTATTCGGCGCGCGATCTTGGTCGCATTCTTGGCGTTCCGTCTTACTTGCTTTCGGTCTCTATCGGTGCTTATTCGTACCAGTCATCCCAGCAATCTCGCATTGATCTTTGGACTTACGCTTGCAAAGCTCTTGCTGATTGCATCACCGAAACACTCTCATCCGACAATGTGCTCCCACGCGGAACCTATGTCTGCTTTGACACAGACGATTTCTTAGCCGAGGCTTACATGGGCGGCGACATGCCAGAAGACCGTATGAACGAAACAGATATCCCACTAGACGCACTTATAGAAAACTAGGATCCAACTATGATCAGACTTACTACAGAATCTTTTACGATTGACGCAGCCGAAGGCGAAGCACCGCGCCGCACGATCTCGGGAATTGCGGTCAGATATAACACTCCTGCAAAAGTGAGCGATGGGACGATGGTGGCCTTTGCCCCCGGATCTCTTCCAGTGGACGGGCGCGCACCGACTCTTATGATGTATCACCAATCTGACAAGGTAATCGGCACAGTGACCGAGCGCGTAGAAACGCCCGAAGGAATGCTTTTTGTCGCAAAGGTCTCGGACACTTTGCTCGGCTCGGAAGCTTTGGTGCTTGCCAGCGATGGCGCGCTTCCCGAAGTCTCGGTCGGCGTGGAACCCCTGAAGTTTAAGTACGACAAAGAAGGCACAATGATCGTTACCTCTGCTAGTTGGAGCGAATTATCGCTTGTCGCACGCGGCGCATTCGATGCCCCTATTCAGCAAGTCGCAGCATCCACACCAGAAGAAGAAGAAGTTACTACTATTCAAGAAGCACCTCAACAGGAGACAGAAACCATGAACGAAACAGTCGAAGCCCCAGCCGTAATTGAAGCATCAAAGGCAACTCAAGCAATCTTCGCAACCGCGAAGCGCGAGTTCAAGATGCCATCAGCCGCCGAATATATTTCAGCATTTGTCGTTGGTGGAGATCAATGGCGCGCAATGAGCGAAGGCATTCAAGCAGCTGCACCTAATGTCATCACAACTGACATCCCCGGCGTACTGCCATTGCCAATCGTGCAACCTGTATACAACAACTTCATTGGTCGTCGTCCAGTCATTGACGCAATCGGCGCAAAAGCAATGCCACAAGGCGGCAAAGTTTTCATTCGTCCAGAAGTTACAACACACACATCAATCGGTAACCAAGCAACCGAGAACACTGCACTTACACAAGGCACTTATGTCGTGACAGACAACCAAGTCACAAAAGGTACCTACGGTGGATTTGTTACCCTCTCCGAACAATCAATCGATTGGAGTACACCCGAGATCATCGGTCTCGTACTTGATGACATGGGTCGCATTTACGCAAACGAAACAGACAATGTCGCAGCAGACAACTTAAAGACAGGCGCAACAGTTACTCGCAACTTCGCACTTGCTTCCGTAACTGATGCCTCATATTGGGCATCATGGATTTCGGGTGCAGCACAAACAATCCTTTCAGGATCAAACGGCAACCTACCAACTCACATTTTCGTCAATCCTGAGTGGTGGGGATTTTTGCTCAGCTTGAGCGATTCCTCAAAGCGTCCGTTGTTCCCACAGATTGGCCCAATGAACGCATTTGGCAACCTTGCACCGGGACAAGTAAACGGCAATGCTTTTGGTTTGCAAGTTGTTGTTGATCGCAACTTTGCAGGAGACACGCTGATCGTTGGCGATGCTTCGGGCTACGAGATCTTCGAGCAGCAGAAGGGCGCAATTAGTATTGATGTGCCTTCTACTTTGTCACGCACAATAGCCTTCAGAGGGTATCTTGCAACCTTGATGATTGACTCGTCCAAATTCGTCAAGATGGCTCCAGTCGGCTGATCGGAAAGGTAGGCCAAAATTATGGCCTCTTACACGGTCACACACAAACAACTCACCGACAACTACGCAGTCTTACAACTTCTCACTGAAGCCGAGATTGAAGTCGGTGCAAGCGTCGTCATCACGGGAGTTGATGCAACTTTTAACGGAACTTACATTGTCTATGCCCTGCCGCAGTATGCGTTCATGGGCGTGGACGATGAAGGCGATCTGCTATTTGATCCGCTTGTCACTATTCCGAATCAGGTTCTTTACGCAAAGACCGCAGCCGATGTCGCTCGCACTGCCGCTTCTGGCACGCTAACAATTACCCAGACTTGCACTTGGGTCACTGCGGCGATGCTTGAGGACTGGCTTGGTATTGGTACAGCGACCGCAGCTGACGCCGCGTTCCTAACGATCTGTGCTTCGGCATGCTCGCAATTTGCGTGGCGTCGCAGAATGGAAGCAGGGTACATTGATTCGCTGACAACTGTGCCTTCTCAAGATGTCTTGCTGGGAACGCAGATGTACGGTGGGTCTTTGTACCGCCAACGCGGATCGGTAGATCAGTTTGCTTCGTTCCAAAATATGGGCGTAACTCCTGTTATGGGTCTGAACGGAATGATCCGCCAGTTGCTAGGGATTGATCGTCCGCAGGTCGCCTAATGGCTGTACCTAACTACACAGATCTATTCAACGAAGGCTACGACGATCTAGTTGCCAAGCTTTCAACGGTCGTAGGGCTCCAAGTAAATAATGATCCGCGCAACATCTCTCCACCTTCCGTCTTTGTCAATATCGATTCCATTGATGGCTATAACTACAATGTCGCCAAGTTGAACTTTACTTTGCAGATCATCACGCTAGGCCCGGGCAACCTAGACGCCCAAAAAAGCCTGCTCAATATCCTTGCCCAGATCTACGCCTTGAACATTGGGGTCGTATCTGGACGCCCAACCAACCTAGATATCGGTGGCTCGACGCTTCCTGCTTATGAGCTGTCGGTCTCCACTGTCGTGCAGACTGCCTAATCCACACTCTCGGTCTCATTATGTGTCAAACTAAATCCAACACTTCTAAGGAGTAATCATCATGGCTGCAACATCCACTATTCTCAGTAATCCAAAAGTGCTCGTCGGAGCCACGAACCTCACAGGCTGGTGCACTTCTGCCACTGTGACTCGTACTGTGACCGCTCTTAATGACACGGTTTTCGGCAACACGGCAAACACTTTTACAGCTGGTCTTGAAGACAATGAGTGCACCTTGACTCTGTTTCTTAGCTATGCCGCTTCAGCGACTTACGCAACACTTGCACCGCTTGTCGGCACAAAAGTGAATGTCGTAGTGAATCCGACTGATGCAGTGGACTCGGCAACTAACCCGGGCTTTACTTTGACAGGTACTTATCTTGAGTCGTTGCCAGTGATCTCCGCATCGCTCGGCGAACTGCAGTCGATTGACATCACCTTCATGGGTGGCGTCTACTCGGCTGATGTCACAGCATAATTAACGGCCTTCCTTGGCCCGACGAAAGGAAAGACAATGAAGATCAAACTCACGCTTACACGCGGAGACAAAAAAGAAACACTGATTACAAACCTCTTTGCGATCGCCGAATGGGAACGCTTAGAGAATCGTCGAGTCTCTGACGGTCGCGGTATCGGTGCATCAGACATGGCTTGCTGGGCCTACATCATGCTCGGCGTCAAAGGCGAGACACTTCCTGCTACTTGGCGCGAATGGCTTAAAGCGAACCCAGATGTCGAGATCGGCGTAGAGGATGCAACTGATGTAAACCCTACGGACGCGGCTACAGGCGACAACTCGCCGAACTTGTAGTCGCGACAGGATGGGCTCCCACTTTCTACGCTGACACCTTCGACACGCGAGACTTAACTACCATTGTCGCAGTGCTAGAAAAACAAAACAAAAAGAGGTGACATGGCTGACGGACTCAACACCAAGATCGAGGTCTACGGTCTTAAAGACGCAATCAAGAAGCTCAACTCTGTAGAACCCGGGCTTCGTAACCAAATCGCAAAAGACTTCCGCAATGTCGCAAAACCTGTCATAAATGACGCGCTCGCCCTAATCCCTAACACGGTGCCACTGTCTGGCATGGGTCGCAAATGGACTACGCCGTCAGGCTTCAAGATGCTTCCTTGGGACGCTGGACGCAAGCAAAAGATCTCCGCCAAAATCAACACTAAAAAGGTCTCGGAGTTTCGTGGACAGATCCGCAATGTCGGCGTCTTCAACATCATCTATTCGGGCTCTACTGGAACACTCTTTGACATGGCCGCCAACGGCAGACTCGGCA